CAACGTATTTATCTACCTGCTGGAGGACGGCAGCATCATCACGCTGCCGGTCCACCTGATCCGCATCGCCAACGTCATGATCGGCGGCGAACCGGTGCTGGAGTTCAACTGCAAGAGTGTCCGCGATGACATGCGGCAGCAGGGCACCAAGGCGCAGAAGAGCTTCCTTGAGGATGAAGACCTGAAGGTCAGATTGGAAGGCTTCCCACCCGAGGTCTCCGACGCCCTGAACAAAGGCGCGGACTGGGTACAGCTGAACCCCGAGAATACCTTCGTGCTTCAGGACGTGAAGGAGGACTGGGCGCGCTACGCCGTCCCAATGGTGGCGACCTGTCTGAGCGCGTTCCGCCGCAAGGCTCTCATCGCCCAGTATGAATCGGCGCTCCTGAACTTGGGGGCACATAGCTTCGTGCATGTGACCTACGGCGACGCCAAGTCCGACATCATGCCGGATATCACGGCCCTCAACGCGGTGAACGCCCTGTTCAGGCGGGCGATGACCGGCTCCGCGCTGGCAACGACCAATCACCTGTGCAAGGCGACCGTGATTCAGCCGGACACGAAGGAGATGTTCGACGACGACAAGTACCGTGATGTGAACGCCGAGATCCTTTCGGCGGGCGGCATCTCCGGCATTATCGTCAGCGGGCGCGCCGAGGACGGCAGCAACTTCGCCTCCGCGCAGGTTTCCATGCAGACGGCGGCGATCCGCATCAAGCAGGCACGGGACAACTTCTGCGAGTAGATGAACAAGATCAACCTGCGGCTCAACGGCGCCGGCAGGAAGGGCGTCACCCACAGCAGGCCGGACAACGTGCCGCTGTTCACCTTCCCGCCTGTCGATTTGGCTGGGAGCCAGAAGTTCCAGGAGGTCTGCCGCCAGCTCTGGGAGAAGGGCGTCGTCTCCACCAAGACCATGCTCCAGACCCACGGCTACGACATGGAGCAGGAGGAGGAGCGGAAGAAATCCGATCCTCCGAGAGAAAACGCTGTTCATGAGAAACGATCCGATTCACCCGACAGCGGACAGGCCAAGCGAGGCCGCCCGACCATGGATGATACGGAGCGTTCCTCTGATCCCGCAAAATCGAAATCAGGAGCGCAGCCGAAGCCCTCAAACCCCGAAGGCAGTCTGTAACGAAGGATGTGAATGAATTGCAGAGAATCACTTTTCAGGCTTCGCAGGTGGAACTGAGCGAGGTTCAGTCCAACGACATCTACATGTCGGTGCTGATGCGCATGTTCTCCACCCGGCCCAACCGCAACGGCTACGCCGTCAGCGAAGCCTTCATCGACAACATCATTGCCAACGCGGCGAAGTACACCTGCCTGCCGTAGTGCGCGGATGCCAATCGGCTGCGCCTGGGCGTGGACAAAGGCCTGACCCATATGCTGGACCCCTTGAGCGGCGAGTTTGAGAGCGAGCAGATCGGCTCGTTCTTTTCTTTTGCCAAGGCTACTGACGAATTCGGCGTGAGCCTGATCGGCGAGGCGCGCATCCCCAAGCGGAATCAAGTGCTCTGCGAAACGCTGCTGAAGATGTACGAGCGCCGGGAACTGAACTTCTCCTTTGAGATCCTGGTGAACGCCATGGAGGAGCGCAACGGCGTATGGGTGATCGATGCCGCGGAGGGCAATGAACTGATCGGCATGGCCGTGGTCACCACCCCGGCCTATCCCGAAGCGACCGCATAGCAGCTGGTCGCGGAACGACAGAACAGAGAGGAAGATACAGACATGGATGAATCCCAGAAGAAGATCGCGGAGCTCGAAGCCAAGCTGATGCTGGCCGAGCAGAAGAGCGAAAACGACGAGGAGATGCGCAAGAAGGACGAGGAACTGGAGCAGGCCCAGGCGGACAAGGCAAAGGCCGAAGCTGACCTGGCCGCTGCTCAGAATACCATCGCCGAGAAGGACACCACGATTGCGGAAAAGGATACGACTATTGCAGAGCGTGATGCCGCCATCGTCGTGAAGGACGCCCGCATCGCGGAGCTGGAAGCCCAGGTTGCGGAGCTGACTCCCTTCAAGTCGCAGGCCGAGGCGCTGGAAGCCGAAAAGGCTGCCGCGGAGCTGGCCGCAAAGCAGACGGAGCTGACCCACTTCGCTGAGGCGCAGGGCCTTGACCCCAAGGCAGAGGCTGTCGCGGCGGCTATCCAGAACGTGGACTATGCCGCGCTGATCGCGGAGGTCAACAAGAACGGCAAGCCGGGCATGAAGCCGGTGGTTGCCAGCTACGCCATGGGCGGCATCGCCGCGAAGGGCGAATACGACGATCTGCTTGAAAAGGCTTGATCATGATGAGAAAGAGCAAGGAGGAATGAACTATGGCAGGTTATGTTACCAAGCTGGTTGGCCACGTCTATGACGGCGCCAATCTCTCCGGCGAGGCGCTGATCAACGGCGTGTTTGCCGAGATCACCGCGTCGGGCGTGAAGAAGGTCACCGCCGCGAAGGACACGCTGCTGCGCGTCGAGGAAAAGACCGAACTGTGGGGTCTCCCCGCCGTCGTGCTGAATGTCACCGGCGTCGGCACCGACGAGGTCTATTTCGTCGAGAACGAGTGGGACATCAACGATTCCCAGGAATACGACGAGACTGACTACACGCTGCCCACCGGCAAGTATGTCCGCATGAAGCGCCTGGTTCCCGGCGAGCAGGTGATCATGTCGGTGGACGGTACCCTATATGCGGCGCTGTCCGTGGGCGATACCGTTAAGCCCGCATCCGGCGGCACCGTCGCCAAGCAGAGCAACTGATGAAGGAGCGTGAAGAGATATGACCCCGATTGAGATTCGCAATGATTCCAAGCTGGTCAAGCTGATCGTGGCGCAGGCCAACGGCGAGCGCGTGGACAGCGACCAGGCGGAGAAGGCCGGAAAACTCATCGCCGAGTAGGCGTCCGACCCCACCCCGCACAACAAGTACCTGATCGGCCAGCTGGTTGGCTTCACCGTCAACGAGATGGTCAAGCCCAGCACCGACTGGCTGAACCACGTCGCCGACACCAAGCGCGTGAACTACGGCGAGAAGGCCGCCTTCCGCGTGAAGATCGACGGCATCCGCGCCTTCCTGCAGGCCAAGGCCGCAACCCCGGCGCGCAGCAAGATCGCGCACAAGCAGGTCACCCTGGACACCATCGCCGTGTCCGCCCGTCCGGTGATCAACCTGTACGAGCTGCGCACCGGCCGCGTCCAGATGGCCGACCTGATCCGCGACGCCTCGCTGGAAATGTCCGCGAAGGAGATCGAGTACATCCAGAGCGTGCTGCACGGCGCTTCCGACAACTGGGCCACGCCCTTCTACGGTACCGGCGCAGGCATCGTGAAGAGCGTGCTGAATCCCATGATCCAGCACTGGATGCGCACCGGCGCAGTCACCCTCCTGGGCGACATCTACGTCGTCAGCAAGCTGGCGGAGCAGACCGGCTTTACCGCCGCCACCGCTACCCAGCAGTATGCGCCTTCCATCATCGAGGAGCTCAACCGCACCGGCCTGATCGGCACCTATTACGGCGCGAAGGTTATCAACCTGATCAATCCCTACAAGGCCGACAACGTGACTCCCGTCATCGACGAGAAGCGCCTGTACATCCTTCCCTCTGCCGCCTCTGCGGACATGCGCCCGCTGAAGGTCGTGTTTGAGGGCGACGTGCAGTCCACCGAGTCCACCAACATCGACGATCTCGCCTACGAGATTCGACTGGATCAGTGGTTCGGCGCCGGCATCGTGATCGGCAAGACGCCCACCATGAGCGTCTACAAGGACAGCACCACCTGATGAGTACATGGGGAGCGGGAACAATCCCGCTCCCCCAGAGAGGATGATGAAATGGACAAGATCAGAGTATACAATCCCCGGAAGTATGACATCGGGCTGGTGCTGCAGAGCGGCATGGAGCGCGTGATCCACCCGGGCTCCTTCACGCCTATGGCCCGGGACGACATCGAGTATGCTGCCAGCATGGCTCCGGTGCTGTTCGAGGGCGAGAAGCAGCTTCGGCTGGAGGACCGGGCGCTGGCCGTTCAGCTGGGCTTCATCCAGGATGAGTCTGAACCTACTCTCGACGCGGAGGAGATCCGCAAGAAGCTGGGTCAGCGCCCCGCGCAGATCAAGGCCTGGCTGGATACCATCCAGGAGGGCTACCTGCTGGACGCCATCTGCGACGTGGCGGCGACCATGGACCTGCCCGCCAGCAAGCTCCAGCTGCTGCAGGACCGGCTGCCCGAGCGGGAGTTTCTCAAAGCGGAGTGAGACGGAGGTGATCGGTCATGACGGATGTCGAGCGACTTGCAGCTGAGCTGAAGCAGCGCACCGAATGGCAGGACACCCCGGTTGAGCTGGAGGACGCGGACTATCTGGAGATGGTTACCCAGGCGGTTCGGCATCTGTACGTCATGACCGGGCGCTATCTCCAGTTCGATCCCGAATCCGAGTTCGAACTGACCGCCGACGAATACGAATACGTCCTGACTACGGCGGAGATGGGCTTCTATCGCAAGGTACAGGCGGATGTCAATCGAATCGTCGGCTATTCCACCGACGCCATGACGATCACCAACGCCGACAAGCCCTACGCGAACATCAGCCAGACCCTCGCGGAGCTGGCGAACCGGCAGCGCATCCTCTACTACAAGATGGTGCGCTACACGCTGCTGTGAGAGGTGATCGCCAATGAAGTTCTATATCCCTCCGAAATAGGAGCAGGATTTCAAGGACTGGCTGGACACGGATGTCGCACACGCCAATTATGATTTTGAGCTGATCCGGGACTGGTACGCCAAGGATGTGGAGGACTATGAGCCCATCCGCCTGCGGGCGCTGTACTTCTCAATCAACTGGAAATCGAAGATCGGCAACTCGGACGCCAACTCCAATTTCAAGACCAGTTACGACGTGCGCATCAGGAAAGGCGATATCGTGATCCGTGAGGACGGGCGCATCTTCATGCTGAACTGGACGGTCCAGGACATGCCCAACAACCAGAGCACACAGGCCATCGTCTGCAACGCCATGCTGTCCTTCACCCGTCATGTGGACGAGACGGTGGACGAGCGGGGATATCTGATAGAAGAAGCCCACGAAGAAATCATCGCACCTCCGATTCCCTGCGTTTTTGCGGAGTACGCGGGGCGGCCTGACTATGCCGCCAACTACAATTCGCCCGGCGTCAGCGCGGATCACCTGCTGACCGTACAGGTGCAGTGGAACGACAGGACAAAGCTGCTGCGCACCAGCGACGAGTTTGAACTGCTGCATTCCCGCTACAGGATCGTCGATCTGGTGGGCACAGAGTTGGACATCTCCCATGAACACGGGATACTCAACCTAATGGCGCGAAAGATCGCCGGGGAGGACAAGCCATGACCAATCCCTGTAATCAGCTTTCGCTGAACGAAGCGGCGCTCATGTCCATCCTTCGGGATGAAGCCCAGAACGCGCTGAAATTGGAGGGGCAAAAGCTGCTCATCCATATGCGGCAGGAGGTTCACAGGACTGTCGGCAGCGGAGGCCCCGGTAAGCCCGCGTGGCGCAACGAGCTTGCCTCCAGGCTGGACAAGCTCGCGTTATCTGTTTCCGACAGCGCGGTCTCCATGGACTTCGGCTATTCCCCCTCCGGCAAAGCCGACCTGGTACGCGCCATGATCGTGGAAGCGGGCGCTGGCAGCGCTGCAGGCAACGCTCCGATCCACGCCGGTCCCACGGGTAGAAGCGTCTGGGACGACGATGTCTCCGGGCAGCATCCCTCCCGCGCCAAGAGCGAATACTTGTTGCCTGCGGAATTCAACCAGGCGGGCAACCAGTTCGTTGAGAACGCCATGCGGATCATGCAAACCTATTTTGGCGACATCACCGAATTCGTGTTTGCCACGGTGCCCGACAGCGCATACTATGGAAACGTGCAGGTGAGCAGCCGATGAAGAAACTGAGAACATGGCACGACAACTGGAACAACGTCATTCGCGACGTGCTGTTCCCGAACGACGAATAGAAAACCCTGATGATGATCCCGGCAAAGAGCCGGAACAACATCAGAGAGTTCATCGCCAGGTATTTCATCGAGGACGCTATGCCGGACGAGCCTGTTGTCGATGAGGATGTGCGCATCATCTATTATGATGAGGAAGGCTCGAAGCTCGGCACGCCGCATGTCACCAAGAAGATCCTGGCCTTTGACATCTACGTCAAGGAAAGCAATCTCTACAACGCCACCAACGACCGGCTGCAGCGGCGCGACAAGCTGATCGCGCAGCGTCTGAAGGAGCTGCTGCTCTGGAAGGAGCACGTCTGCGGCCTGCGCTTTCAGTACGAGGACGAGTATCACCTCGGCGCAAGGACCATCGGATACAAGCGGTATCACCTGGTGCTGTCGTATAAGACGACCTGGTAACCAGCTATCTCCGCAGCTTTGTGAACAGGCGAATTGTCTGTAGAATACTCTGCTTCTGTTCGTCAGAACACTCCGGAAGCGCTGTGATGATCTGAGCAGTCACGTCTGTCGTGTCGAAATCCACTACTGGCTCGCCGAGCAGCAGCGTCGTCGGAGAAACTTCCAGCGCTTTGCAGAACGCAAGCAGGGTTTCGATAGACATCCCACAATACCCGCGTTCAATATCAGCGCAATACTTCGGGACTCTGCTGATCTTTTCAGCCAATTCCGCTTGGGTCAGGTTCAGTTCCATGCGCCTGTGGCGAATGCGCTCCCCCACTGCCTTGTAGTCATATTTCTGTTCACCCATGTCAAAACCTCACAATAATACGTTCTTAACTATTATTATGTGAGTAATGGACGTTGAATTAAATGAGTGTTCCGCGTATAATACTACGTTGTAAGCGTATTTCCGCACAATGACAACGGGATATTATTCGACGGGAGAAATGAGTATGAGAAAAATCGCGTTCACAGGTCACCGCTTGGAAAAGCTGCCTTACAAGGATGAATCAGACCCCAACTGCGCTACGCTGAAGCGAAAGCTGTTCTGCGAGGCGCAGAAGCATCTCCAGCCCGATCAGACCATCTACCTGTCCGGTATGGCGAACGGTGTGGACCTTTGGGCCGCGGAACAGGTCATATTGCTGAAGAACGCTTTCCCGATGCACGATATCCAGCTTTGGGCGGTCGTGCCATACAGAAAGCAGGCGGCATCCTGGAACAAGGCACTGAGGGATCGCTACCAGGATATCCTCGGTGAAGCGGACAAGATCATCCTCATCAGCGAGGAGTACACGCTGGCCTGCATGCACGTGCGCAACCGGAGGCTGGTGGACGAAGCGGATCACCTGATCGCGGTATACGACGGCAAGCAGCAAGGCGGCACTCGCGAAACCATCGTCTACGCCCAAAGGAAAGGGCTGGACATAACCATCATCGAACCATAAGGAGGTCGAGAACTATGGCTCAGTACATCGAGCAGATCGGCGGCTACATCGCCGACAACCCCAACATCGACTTTGAGCGTTGCGACGGCAAGGTGTTCTCCTACTACGAGGTCAACACCGCCAACATGAACGCCACCAACAACACGTAGTCCGTCACGGGCGGCCAGGGCAACTACCCGCTGGCCTTCATCGAGACGGACAAGGCGCTGGAATTCACCTTCGCCAGTTCCCAGTTCACCCTGGACATGTTCGCCATGGCCAACGCCGTACAGATGGTCAAGGGCGACGTCGCTACGCTGGAGAGCAAGCTCTACGAGGTGACCACCGGCCTGAAGGTCACGCTGCCCTACGAGGTCCAGGAGAATTCCGTGCGGATCAACGGCTTCACTGAGGCCGCCGAGGCTGCCGCGGGCAAGTTCAGCGTCGTCATCACGACCACCGGCGATAACGCGCCCAACACCGTCATCACCTTCGCGGAGAACGACGTGGCCGTGGGCGACACCCTGCGCGTGGCCTACCGCCGCCGCGTGAACGGCGCCTCCGTCGCCACGGTGAAGACCAACTCCACCACCGCCAAGGGCGCGCTGTACGCACACTGGCCGGTCTACTCCAGTGGCACCGACTGCACCGAGTCCTCGGTCAAGGGCTATCTGCACCTGTTCATTCCTCGCGTCCGCGTGACCGCGCTGCCGGGCTTCGACAACAGCTACAAGAGCGCGGCGACCAACGCCGTGACCTTCAGCGCCATCGACCCGAAGCGTGCCGACGAGAAGATGTACGACCTGTACTACGAGCCGCTGGACGCCAACGGCGAGATCGTCACCACGTCCACCGGCACGGTGAGCTGGAACTGATTCGCTTCTGAATACGGAGAGCGCGGCATAACAACCGCGCTCTCGTTTGCTCGAAAGGAGAGTCGTCATGGCTACACTCAATAATCTCCAGTAGGTGGCGTATGCCAAGCGGGCGCTGGCCGCGGGCTGGAAGTACTGGTACGGTACTGTGGGCTATAAAGCTACGCAGTCCCTGCTGAATTCGAAGGCCAGACAGTATCCCGCCCATTACACTGCCGGCAGGATGGGCACCTACAGGAAGCACATCGAGGAAAAGCGCATGGTCGCCGACTGTGTCGGATAGATCAAGAGCTTTTTCTGGTCTGAGAACGGCACGATGGCGTCCAAGTACGGCCACGGATGCCCGGACAAGTCGGCCAACGGTCTGTTCAAGCTGTGCAAGAAGACCGGCCCCATCTCGAAGATTCCGAAGACGCCCGGCCTGGTCGTCTGGCGCTCCGGGCACATCGGCATCTCGCTGGACGGCGAGTATGCCATCGAGGCCAGAGGCTTCAACTACGGCGTCGTGAGGACGAAGATCAGGAATCGCAACTGGGAAAAGTGGGGCATGCTACCCCCGTCCATCATGGACTACATGGATGAGGATGTCCCGACCGTTGAACCCGAACCGAAGCCCGTTGCCACGGAAGGCTGCCCCTATGCCGAGCCGGACAGAAATCTGAAGAAAGGCTTCACCGGCGAGGGTGTAAAATGGGTTCAGTGGATGCTGACCCACTGCGGTTACAGCGTCAGCAGTTGCGGCATTGACGGCGACTTCGGCAAGGCCACCCATGCCGCCGTCATTCAGTTCCAGACGGAGCACCAGCTGGAAGCGGACGGCATCGTCGGTCCGTTGACCCGCACCGCCCTGAAAGCGGAATACGAAAAGAAGAAGGGAGCATAAGCCATGAATACCATCGACCTCACCCCCGTCCTGCAGGCGTAGATTGCGCTCCTCGCCAGCTGGATCACCCTGCGCGTTATCCCCTGGCTGAAGGCAAGAACCAATCGACAGCAGCAGGAATACCTGCTGTCCACCATCCGCATCCTGGTCTACGCCGCCGAACAGATCTACGGTGCGGGCAGGGGCAGCAATAAATATCAATACGTCGAGAACGAGCTGGACAAGCGCGGGCTGAATGTGGACGCTGCGGCCATCGAGGCCGCCGTCCGTGAAATGAACCTGTTGAAAAGCTGGGAGACCAGCCTCACCACCGACTTGAACGATCACAGGGAGAATCACGATGCCGAAACAGAGTAAGGAGCTGCCGCCTGTCCAGCAGACAGAAAAGGAGCTGCCGCAGGTCGGCAGTCCCGAGAACACCATTGTGATCGGCGGCAGGCTCGTCGAGATCAAGCCCACCAAGCTGCGCTATCAGCGCAATCGCACCGCAGCGTTCTACAAGATGTTGGAGCTCTATCCCCTGGCGGACATCCTGGCCATGGAGGCCGGCGCTTTCGGCGACGACCGGGATGGAGACAAGGCCGTCATGGACTGGCTCATCGCGGTATTCGACGACGAGGCGTTGGTGCTGGAAAACTACGACAGCATGGATACCGGCACGGTCGAACAGCTGCTTGAGATCTTCCGGCGCGTGAACCGCATCGACGAGAAGGAACAGAAGCAAAAAAACCTGCAGACGGCGCGCCAGGCATAACGCTTGAGCGCGCCGTCGCCATGATCGCGGCCCACCTGGGCGTCGTCGATGAAGAGCAGATCAACAACATGAGCTACGTGTTCTTCGACGACGTGCTCCGGGAACTGGGCTATAAACTGAACTTCGAGGCCGTCGCCAACTATGCCGGCAACGCCTTCTGTGAGAAGTCATGGGACATGATCGAGAAGAGCAACCCATTCAACATCTCGGAGAAGGGCGGCAATCGTGCCATGAGTAATCTTGCGGGTTTCTTCGGCAAGAGCACCATACGAATAATGGGAGGAAAATCGAAATGACCGTAGACAAGAGCAAATATGAATACAGCTACCTCTTCACTCTGGACGGCGAGGAATTACGCGTCCGCCCCATGATCCCCTATGCGGAGAAGGAGCAGATGGCGTAGGATTTCGTCAGCGCCGCCGTGATCTTCGACGAGAAGAAGGGCATCGCCTTTGAGGGGTACAATGCAGACTTGATCCATGCGTTCCTGGTGCTGGTACATTATACCGACCTCGACACCTCCGCCTTCGATACCGCCGAGGGACGGCAGGAACTGTTCGACATCATCGCCACCCATGGCCTGTGGGAAAGCATCATGGAGATCGTCGAGAATGACCTGGAGGATGTGGATTGCATCAGCGCACGGCTGGAGACATCTGCCCGCAGGAGCTTCGAGCACGAGCACTCCCTCCATTTCCAGGCGCTGAAGACCTTCCAGTCCCTGCTGGGCACGGAGGATGTCACCGAAACCATCGCCAAGGCCGAGGGCTTGAACTCCAAGCTGATCGACATGCTCGGCGCGCTCCAGCGGGAGCAGGCGAATCCCGTGAAGGCCGGAGGTTTGCAGCTGGCAAAGAAAGCGGATGCCTGACTATTTTCGGTGTTCCTGTTGCCTATCCAGGCAAGAAAGGGTATAATGATCTCAACAAATCGGTATTTGCGGAGGAAAAGATGAAAAAGCTCCTTTCTTGCTTGATGATTGCGGTGTTGTTCAGCGCTTTTTCCTGTGCCCTGTCGGAAGAGTCACGGTCTCATTCCATATTCCGTCTGGATGAAGAAGGATATCTTTATTATATGGATTACTCAATGGACTACTATGGACCGGAGGTCATGAACGCTCTGAAAGAAGGTGGCTTTATCGATGCAGGCTGTTCATCGTTCTTCACCCACGATCCGGAAGGCAATCCCATCACTTGCAGAAACTATGATTATCCGCATCGCGTATCCCAGGAAGATCCGTCTCTGACTGGCTTGAACATCGTACTTCACTGTAAGCCCGAAGGCAAATATGAATCCATCGCCATGGCGGATGCAGTCTGGTGTGGCGAACGGAACCCGTTGTTGCAGAAGGGCGGCCCGGATCTGCCCGATTTTGACATCCATTTGCTCGATATATTACCCTATGAGTGCATGGACGGGATCAACGAAAAAGGTCTGTGCGTCTCCATTCTCCGAGTCGATATCAAGCCGGGCGAACAACCTGCCCGAATGCCGATTGCGTCCAGCATGCTCGTGCGGTATATGCTGGACGATTGCGCGAATGTTGCTGAGGCAATCCAGAAAGTAGATACAGCTATTGTTACCCCGGAGGATTGGCAGGGCTGCCATGTATTCGTGACAGATGCGGACGGTCACTATGCGGTTATAGAGAGCCGAAACAGCGTCGTTTCCGTGATTGATTCGGATATCGTGACAAACTTCTATCTCGGTTCAGATGATATTGAAGACTATTATAAAAACGGCAACCTTCGCGAGGAAGCTGTCAAGATCACAGATGAATACGGGGATGCGGCGTACCGCTTTGGCTATGGTCATGGGTATCATCGGTTTGTGACGATCGCAGGCCAGTTGGAACGATATCAGGATACGAATTCGGAAGAACGCCACACTGTAATGCCAAGAGCCGCCGCGCTGGTAATTCTGCAAAGCGTTGCACAGAATCCATACACCAATGTGTCTGGCATTTCCATGACACAGTACAGCGCCATCTATGACAACGCTCATCAAACAATGGAAGTCTGGCCGTTTCAAAATTATCAGAAATCATGGGTTTTTGATGTGACAGGAACAGAGCAGTGATACGAGAGGACTGCGTGTCCCGTTTGAAGATATTCCTCAAGCGATGTATTTCAAACAACCACAATTCCAGATTTGCTGAGGCGACCGATAATGATTCAGACAGATAATAGCCGCATTCAAGAATTCGAGGACGGACTACGGTCACAGTTGAAGGAGATCACAGACAGATTGTGCGTCGTTTATCACATCTCAGAGGTTGAGGCAACCAGACGGATTCAGGAATCCGCGTTCTACCAGGCGCTCACCGACAGTTCGAGTAAGCTGCTCTTCGACAGTGCCGAGGACAACTTCCTGCGATTGCAGAATGAGATCGAGTATGGAGACTGGCGCAAATGACTTTTTTCGCAAATGATTTTTTTTGTCGCAATGCTTGACATCCCTGGGGAAACGCCATATAATATAAGCGAAGAGCGAACCACGCACGCGGTTGCCTCTTTGGGTTAATTAGTGTCTTGTGATCGAAGGATCACGCAACAGCCGTTCACTTGCCAGAGTGGGCGGCTGCGTTGCTTTTGCGATCCTTCACGATGATCGTGATGGTATACTTCCCGATGTGAAAAGTAATACGCATACGCAACACCTCCTTTCGGAGGTATTGGCAACCGCCTGCGCGTTTGTGCCCGCTCTTCGACCCTTCCGGACGCCTTTCGGCGCCCTTGGGGCAAGTATTATTCTACACGACACCGTACAGGGTGTCAAGCATATTCGAGTGTACTGACCGCCATGAGCGGTCTTTTTTATGAGGAGGACTGCCATGGCACAGAGTCAAAACAAGCTGGTCGGCACATAGTATCTGGACCTGACGCGGCTGAAACAGGATGTCGCCGATACCAACAACCTGCTGAAATCCATCGGCGCGGGGATCAACCTGAACGTATCAGACGTGGTGGAAAAGCAGATCAAGGAGATGCTCACCCGGTACAGGGCGGAGATTCGGAAGGCGTCTGATGAGGCGAAGAACTCTGGTCAGGACATGGCAAACGGCCTGAAGGCTGCCGATACCCAGATCAAGGCCCTGCTCACCACCACCCAGAAGCTGAACACGGACGGCTCCATCACCGAGACCCGGAAGGGCTACGACGAGCTGGGACGTTCCATCACCGAGGTCTACAAGGCCGGGCAGCTGCTGAATCGGACCGTCTCATCTGAAAGCGCGTTGTCTTCCGACATCAAGCGCGCCAATGATCTCTATAAGGAGCAGCTCGCCAGCATCAAGAAGATCTATGATCTGAAGACAAAGCGTCTTACCGTCAACGACGGCACCGCCATGGCCGCAGATATCGACAAGCAGATCGCGGATGTCCAGCAGTAGATCGACACCAACCGCCAGCTCATTTCCCAGTTGGATCAGGAGGCTGTCTCCCGCTCCAGGCTGGTCAACCTCACGCATGAGGAGGCCGCCGCCCAGCAGAAGTACAACAGCGCGCTCGCCGCGCAAAAGGACCGCGCCACGGCAAAGAGCCAGCTGGACGGTTCCGGGGCGCGGGAGCTCAAGCAGATGCAGGCGGCCTACCAGCAGCTGACCAACGCCTATCGTCAGTACAACCTCGCGGTTAGAAGCGGCAACGAAGCGGGCAAAGCCTACTGGAGCCAGAGCGCGCAGCAAGCCCTCCAGGAGATCGGCAGCATCGAGGAGAAGATCGGCTCCCTCACCGTCGAGGAGGATGTTCGCAAGAAGATACTCGACCTCATCGCCCAGGCGCGCAACGCCGAAGCCGCGCACAAGAGCGGCATGGGCGGTATGCGCGAAAACGCCACCGTCCTGGAGAACACTCTGGATCGCATCTCCAGCCGCCTGCTCCAGATGGCGGCGACCATGCTGGTGCTGCGCGGGCTGACCTCCCTTTGGCGCAACGCCACCAGCTTCGCCCAGACCTACTACGACAAGCTGAACGAGATCCGCGTCGTTACGGGCAAGTCCCAGGCCCAGGCCAACCAGTTGGGCGTCAGCTATCGCAAGCTCGCCCGGGATATGAAGGTCTCTGCCACGGAGATCGCCGTGGCTGCTACAGAGTTCTGGCGGCAGGGCCTGGATGAGAAGCAGGTCAACGAGCGCCTGGTCGCTACCACCCAGTACGCCAAGATCTCGGCCATGGAGTTCGACGATGCCGCGGAGATCATCACCGCCGCCACCAACACCATGGGCATCAGCGCCCAGCACGCCGCCGACATCTTCGCCTACCTGGGCGACATGAGCGCCTCCGGCCCCGATGAGATCGGCGTGGCCATGCAGAAGGCATCCGCTTCCGCAAAGGAATTTGGCCTCACGTTTGAGTGGTTGGGCGCGTACATCGCCACCATCAGTGAGAAGACGCGGCAGGCGCCCGAGGTCATCGGCACGTCCATCAACTCCATCATGGCCCGACTGCACTCCATCAAGGCGAAGGGCTTCAACGAGGAGGACGCCACCCGGATCAACGACATCGCCAAGGCCCTGGGCACCATCGACGTGGCGCTCATGGACAGCGAGGGCAACTGGCGCAGCATGTCGGACATCTTCTCCGACATCGCCGCAAAGTGGGACACCCTCTCCGGCAAACAGAAGTCCTATATCGCCACCACCATGGCCGGTACCCGCCAGCAGAACTACTTCATCGCCCTGATGTCCGATATGGCCAAGGGCATTGAAGGCG